GGCAAACTTCTTGAACACATCGTCAAGGGCGACCTGATTATCTGTTCGGAACTTTCACGTCTGGGACGAAACCTTTTCATGATTATGGAAATCCTGAACATCATCATGACGAAGGAAGCGAAGGTGTGGACTGTCAAGGACAATTATCGTCTGGGCGATGACATTCAGAGCAAGGTGCTTGCGTTTGCATTCGGACTTTCGGCGGAAATCGAACGAAACCTTATTTCACAGCGGACGAAGGAATTCTTGGTTTACACCTACTCTCATTCGAGAACCCAGCCTTAATCCTTCGTGAGTTAACTTAATTATATTATGGCATATGAAATCAAAATGTCAAATGGAATTAAAGAATGAAATTTGAGGAGGAAAAATAACATGGGGAAAAAAGAATATGACGGAAAAACTTACGTCTGGGGTGGCGGATTCGTCGGGTGCAGTAAGGACGGCAAGGCGGTATGGCGTGCGATTGACGCTCACCCCAAGACATTCGAGCAGGTACTTCTAATGGAAAAAATGGTAATGAAAGCATTTGAAGCGGATTACGGCGAGGAGGAAGAAGAAAATGGGAGTGAATCGGACGCGTGCAAGGGAAGAGGTGATTGAAAACATACCGATTTCCGAAAAGACTGAGAAACGTCTATCAAAGCTTAGTAGGATTCTCAGTCGCAGGGAAATATCGCACAAGGAGTTGAAGCAGATTCTGGGGCTAAAGGACTGCGAACTAATCAACCTGATGATGACGGCAACACACAGATTCCGCGGACTGTATGAGTATGACTTCTGGAACGCCGAATCGAAACGGTGTGAAATAATGTATGGAATGAATAACTTGTAAAGGAAAACAGATGTGTCTGGACGATGAGTGGAATATTTCGGCGGATAAAAGTTGCCGTTATTATGTAACCGAGGCGGAAAACGGCGAAATCGTGTATTGCAACGATGACAGCGGATTCTGCCTTCTGAGGGATTTTTTTACGTCGTGCAACGGAAGGTGCAGTGAGTATGACGAACGAAGCGAAATGCCCTGACTGATTTCCCCGGCATTTGTCATTTTCTGGGCAATGTTGTATTATAAGATGATATGCTTTTGAAGCAGTCATTCCATTGCGGAACGGCTGCTTTTTTTTTATCGCGGAGAAAACATGCAGAAATCAGTTGAAATCCGGATTAAGGACGTAACGACCGGAAACCGGAGCGCAAAAATAGAATGCTTTGAGAAGGCGTTTACAGAAGAACTTGCCCGTGGAAAGGCAGTCGTGGAATACGTGCCGAAAGACGAAACCCCCGTGCTCAGGGACGAAATCACGCTCCGGATAGCGAATTTCGACCGGAACAGAATCGCCAAGGCAGTACGCACGCTTTCATTTTCCCTTGACACGGAGTTAAAGGCACCGAAAGGAGAAGCATTCAGTTTCAGGGCGCAGGAAGATTTGACTAACCTTTTCGTGAAGGAACTGTCTGAAAAGACCAAGGAATTATATTCGATGCTCATCGGGTGGTTCGGACTTCCTGAAATACGGATACTTTCAAAAGCAGACCTTATGTACAGGGGAAAAATCGTCTACTCTCCGGAAACCGGGAAACCGATCCCGGAGGGCGAATGGAAGAAATTTGTTGCAGCACTCGAAAAATTCCTCAACAGAAACTACCGGGGAACCGGAAAGCGCATTGTGCTTTCGGCGGAAAGCCTCGGAAGAATCCTTGACCGCCTTACGGGCACGAAGAAACTTGCGGAAGTGAAGAAGATGCGCCTTGACGAACTGAAATACAGGGGGAAGAAATTTGAATGGATTTCAAACAGCGTCAAGAACATGACGGATACTTTCGGTGAGAGCCTTTCCAGAAGCCGTCAGGCGAAAATTCAGGTAATGTCGCAGTCCGCAGCACAGAGGATAACCGGGGTTACGGACAGAATCCGGAACGACATTCAGCAGGTACTTATTGACGGAGTAAGGAACGGACAGTCGAAGTCGGTCGTGTCGCAGAACCTTTTTGACAAATGCGTAGGACTGAACCGGGACTTCCAGAAGATAGCGGATACGGAAATTCAGAATGCCGCGAATGAAGCATACATTAACGAAGAAGTTTTCAAGTCCGGGGAAGAAAAGGTTTATTTCAAGAGGTTTGAAATCACGGACGGAAACACCTGCCGGAGATGCGCAGACCTTGACGGCACGATAGCACTTTATTCCGACGTTCCGCTTCAGTCGCAGGAAATTACGGACGAATACGCTTCCATAGCGATATGGGACGGCTGCGGACTTTCGGACAGGAATAAAGGAATACCCATGGGAACGATGCATCCGTTCTGCCGGGGAACCTGGATAAGGTGCTTCCCGGAAACGGAAAGGAAAGTAAGGGAGCTGAACGGTGAACACAATCAGAATCGTCGCTGACGGCAGCATTAACGCAGAACTGGCGGAACTTTTTTCCGCGCTTGAAAAAGACTACAGGGAAGTCATGCCGAATACGGTCGGAGCATTTGACGAATCCGTAAGATATACCGCGGCACGGTGGCAGGAATGGGCGGCAGGAAAGACCGGACTTGCGGACATACCGCCTAACGAAAAGCCTTCCGTGAAACTGAGCGGGTCAATCAGGATAAGGGACAATGCGCCCCTGAATGCAACGGTATATTCGGATCACCCGGAAATGCAGAAGATTGCGGAGGGTCGCCCGGAATCACGGTATGACATGAAGAAGACGTATCCTTACGGCAGGAAAAGCCGCGTTTCAGCAAAAGGCATTCCGTACCTGATTATTCCTTTCCGCTGGGGAACGCCGAACAGGAAGGACGAAAAAAGGGCGCATTTCGCGGATTACATTCCTCAGGCATTCTACAATACGAACGTCAGGAATCTATCTAAATCCGTTACTTCAGGAGGAAAGCACCCCGAACCGAATGCATCCGGGGAAATGATAGATCGTGCGGAATACCGCTGGGGGTCAAGGCTCAGGAATGCCTGGCACAGAAACGCCGAAGGAATGGTGCGCATGGCAACGGACAGAAGCGCATATTTTACGTTCAGGATAATTTCGGCGAAATCTCCGGCGGATTCCTGGATACGCAAAATCAGGGCAAGACCGCCCGTTGACATCATTTCCGCATTGCAGAAGGACGTTGAACCGGCAGTCATGGACATCATCGGAGCAGGAATCAGGAAGGACTGCGGCATAAAGTAATCACGGAGGGAAGAAAAAAAAATGATATTAAGGCAGTATACGCACCCGGTAATCGAATTCATGCATTACACGGATTTTCGTGTTTACCACACGTTTTCGGACAGTGCCGACCGCAAGATTCAGTCGTATACTTTCCGCCGGTCGGTGAATTCCCTTGACGGATCGTTCAGCATTACGCTCAAGGCTGCGTCCGTGAACGGTGACGAAGGCAATTTCATAAACGAAATAAATCCGCTCGACATCGTGGCAATCTACGAAGACTCGAAGATGACGCTTGACTTCCTCGGCGTCGTATCGGACATAGGATTTGCTTCTACCGCAGCGCAGGGAGGCGGAATAATCCAGATTTCGGGAAAATCCGTTGATTCGCTTTTCAACCGGTACAAAATCTCGAACGACAAGACGGCAATGGCTTCGTTCAACCCGGAAGTGGCGAACATCGAAAGTACTACGGAATTCCTGACAAACGACCGGGACGAAAAGACAGTCCGCCCGGTAAAACTGAATGACATAATCAGTACGGCATGGGACAAATTCAATCAGGCAGTCAGGGACAACCCGAAGATTTCGAGTTTCAGGATAGGAGAGATAATCGAACACTTCTACACGGAAAATTTCTGGGATAAGGACGCAGGAGACATTGAATTTGAGTATCCCATATCGAACCACCTCTTTAAGGACGGCGAATCCCGGTTCATTGATTTCCTGCGAGAAATCCTCCCGGAGAAAGTCTACGAACTTTTCGGCACGATAGAGAATAACCGCCCGGTACTGAAGGTACGGCAGGTACCCTTCACTTCAGGACGCTGGGCAGACCTTGAAGAACCGGCGGTGATTTCCCCTGACGTACTCACGGACTACTGTTTCCGGAGGTCGGATTCCGAAGTCTATACGAGTTTCTTTTCGTACCTTCAGGGAAGCATTGAAAGTCAGGACTTCTACCGCTCAATCAGTGCGGCATCGACCGGATACACCGGCTACAGAACTTCCGGAGTTAACGAAGAAAAGGCTGCACTCTACGGGTACGAGCCGCTTTTCCTTGCTTTTACCGGCTTTCCGTCCGGATTTTCAAGCGAGGAAGAAAAAAACAGAACAAATGAAAGCGTGATTGAAAAATTCCGTGAACTCAACGAAACGGCAGACGAAATGTATTCGCGCCTTGACGAAATGTACTCCGGAAACTTCACGGCAGTAAGGTGCAGCGGATATGACTACCCCAGAATCGGCGAGAGGGCAAAGGTTACTTCAATGGAATTCTACATAACGGACGAGAATCATTCCTGGACTTACGGACAGCCTGTAACGGTAAATTACGGAGTATCAAGGGGAGGAACGTACAACAAGGGAGTTTTCAGCAGGGGCGAAATCGAATCCGTGCTCAGAAGGACGATTTCCGCTCAGTGAAGGTAAAAGATTTCTGACTTCGGAAAATGTGCCGTAATCATACCGCCGTTCAAGACAGTATGCGTATACCGCTCCTTCGTTCAGTTTTCCGCCGTAAAGTTCAAGGCATTCCCGATAAATCTCTTCCGCATTCATTCCGGCTTCGTCCGTAACTATCATTCCGCGTCCTTCTTTTCCTTCAGTTTCCTGATTTTGTCCTGCACGTAATCAGTCGGATAGACGAAATGCCTGTACCACCAGCCGAACCGCCTCTGCCTTACAGCAATCCGCTTTCCGCACTCATACACTTCTATCCGCATTATCATCGGGTGAAAATCCCTTTCGCTCCCTATCACGTAATTCGCCGTCTCGAATATTTCCGTGTTTCCGTCCGCAAGTCTTACCTTTACCGTCATGCTTCCTCCTACGCCGTGCGCTCCCAGCAGTACTTGACGACATATGGAGGCATATTCTCATGCGCATTGCCCGAACCTGTGGAACTTATCGTTCCTGAAGGTGTCATGGAGAAGTTTAATCCAGAGTAGCCCGTTTCGCTATGGTTATTCCACGAACAGTTCGTGGAAGAATCTTTAGAAAACACGCCCACTGTGTTGCCTACAGGGCCTGAGAAGAAAACTACTTTCCCCGTAACCTTATTACCGCTGAACGTATGGCTGTGGCTCGGAAGTTCTTCCTCCGTAAGCGTAACGGTGGACGCACCGCCCGTGGCATTGACCTCGTAAGTGTCGCCAGCCGCAAGCACGAATTTATCCTTAATCTGCTCCCATGTTCCGCCGAAAAGGTTCGCAGGGTTCGTGTCCCTGCTTGACCAGTAGAGCGAACCTACCGGGTATATCAGGTTCAGCAGATCCGCCTTTATGAGGCAGTCGCTGTCGCTTTTTGCCGCCGCCGCCTTTACGTGCCCTTCAGAATCCCTGAGCGCAACCTTGTCTGCAATGGGCGATATGCTTCCGTAATATTCAAGAAAATCTACCGTGTCTTCTCCCAGCACGAAACTGTCACGCAGCACGAAGAAAATCCTGCCCTTGTTCGCCTTTCCGTTCTGCACCACGAAGAATTTCTTCGACATCGTATCGCTTGAAGCAAACGAAGAGTTCCTTGCCCAGTCATTCGATGCGCTTACTTCGTATATTCCGTTCTCCGAAGCGTCCGTCTGGTTCTTCACGAGCACCATGTCGCCTGCAGAAACCGAGTATCCGTCGATTATCTGAAGCCCCGAAAGCGTAATTCCGGCAGTAGTCGCCGCGGCAATCGAAATGTCGTTCGCCACGGAAAATTTGGAAAAGACCCTGTTTACTGCGCTCGTAGGGTCTGCGTTGTCTTCGAGGTATTTTACGCGTCCGCTGACCGTACTCAGTTCGGAAGAAATTGCGTCCGTTACTGCCTTGTTCACGAGGTCGTATCTGTCCGCTGCCGAATAATCCTCCGTTCCCCTGATTACGCCGTTTCCGTAAATCCGTATTACCCTTTTTTCGCCGTACCTGACGTATGCATAGCGCGATCCGTCCGAATCCGTGTCCGTCCCGAAGAAGAATGCATTCACCAGCGCATTGGTTCCGGTGTCTGCAAGGTCTGAAACAGACACTTCGCCGTTGAATGCGTACGTTCCGTCTTTAAGGTAAGCATTGAAAAGTTCCGTGATGTATTCCGCGCATACCGATATCGTGTTCCTTACCGAATCCGAAATCCCCGCAGTTTTTTCCGCAATCGTAATCTGCCCAGCAACCGGAAGCACCGAAGCATTAAGTTCCCCCGAAGCCGTTCCGATTTTAAGTTCGTCCGTGCCGACAATATTCTCCTTGAACGAGCCGTCGGCTTCATGCAGTACCCTGAACCTTTCGTTTACGTCCGAAATGTATCCGATGTTGTACGTGGAATCCTTTTCGTTAGTCCACTCCGGATTTTCCCCTCCGGCAACGTCAATCGTAATGTTTCTTATATCATCGTCGCTAAGTTCAACCGCATTCGCCGGAACGAGTACTTCCGCAATCTTCACGTAGTCGGAATCAACTTCCGGAGCAACGTACGAACCGCTTTCCCCCCTGAATACTTCATACTCAAGTGAAAGCGTCTTCTTCGTGTTCGTATTCTGTATCGTATCAGTTTCCGTATCAAAATCCCGGAAAGACCTCTGCTGTTCGTCGTATTCAGTCCAGACACCCTTTACGCCGATTGCATCGATTCTGTCCTTATCGCTTCCCTGTGCAATCGTGATGTAGGTCGTCGAACCCGAAGCCGTTGCCGGAGAATCCGTTACGCACCCGAAAGGCGTCGCCGTACTGTAATTCACGCCGTAAATCGGTTTTACCCGGAGGTTCATTCCGTTCGCAGAATAGACTTTTCCGCCTACGACGAAATTCTGTCTTGACTCAAGCACCATTCTTCCGAATTTGGAAAAATTGTCGATTAACGACTCGAAAGCAAACTGAAAGTCCGCCGCCTTTACGATTTCGTTATCCTGCACGTTCCCGGTTGCAAAAGTTCCGATTGAATCTGCCATTTCACTTTCCCTTTATTTTTTTATGTTTCTATGTTGTTGTTTACTGATTTTTTTCCGCTACAAATTACCCATCGGCTTGAATCCGAATTTGTACTTGTTTTCTTCGATGTATTTCTTTATGTCGTCCTTGTAGACCTGAATGCGCGCACCGAAATATGCACTCGTTGCACTCTGCGTCGAACTGAACGATTCCGATATTCCGTCCATGCTCAGCGAAGAACTTGAAAAACCGCTCATGAGTCCGTCTCCGATTATGTTCAGGAGCGATACCGCAGCACACTTCCCGATTATCTCCCGGAGGTCGTCAGGCACTTCATCGCTGTTCTCATATCCTGCCGTATAATCAACCGCATAGAACAGATTCGGATTAAACGTTTCGTTCCCGTACATCGCAACCGCATCGTTAATCCCCTCGTACTTCATGGAAGCAGTGAAAGGTCGGAACATCGATTTCAGTACGCCTTTCTTCCGGTCAATCACCGTTGACGGCAGGAGATCTATCTCCGCTCCTCCGCGGCATACCAGCGCAAATTTCTGTACGTCAATGACCGGTCTGCGCGAAGTCCGGAGCATGGTGTATCTCTGTATCGTGGATTTTTTGAAGTCATAGTACGATTCTTCGTCCGTGTAGTCGCCGTCAGAACCGTTTTTTACAATCTTTTTAAGTCCGCGCTTCCTAGCATTGCACCTTATGATCCGCTTCCTTATCGTGATGTTGAGTTCGCGTTCCATATATGCAACAGCCTGCGCGATAAAATATCCTATCTGTTCATCCGAAAAATATTCGCCGTTCGTTGCCTTGAAGTCAGTCCCCCAGAGATACGTATAACGGCAGTCGTCCGGAGTAATGACTTCTCCCCACTGTCCCTCCGGAGCAGAATAGTTGCCGAACGTATACCCGATGTTTTTGGGCGAACCGTATTTAATCCACTTTGAATATTCCCATTTTTCGCCGTCTTCCCCGGATTCTCCGTAATCTGACGCGCCGATTATCCGGTATTCCCACAGTCCGTCCGAAAGTCCGAACGAATCTACGAACGTCCCTGCATCAACCGCTTCGGCAGTTACGGCGGCTTCTTCCGCGTCATCTTCCCCTGTTCCTTCCTTTCCTTCAGGAACGGAAAATCCGCCGCCCGTATATGTGTACCAGACACGATTCTTATAATCTGCCCTCTGGATAATAACCTTCGTATCGCCTGAAGAGATTTTAAGAATGTTTCCGATATCTGTACTGACGACGGTCAATGACATTTTTTTTACCTGATTTTATTTAACCTGTTTTATGCCCGGACATGACAGAAGATATCCTGCTTCTTCCGGAGACACTTCCGCGATACCCTCCGAATCAAATTCAATGATTCTTGAGGTATTCGCCATGATTTTTTTCCCTGCCCGTTTTTCCGATTTGATTCTTACCTTTTCCCCGGAAATACGTTCAGCCGGTTCAACTTTTTTAACTTCTTCTTTTTTTTCTTCAGGAGGATTCGCCTCCCGGATTTCAGCACCTGAACCTCCGGCTTCTTCAGCCTTTTCTTCAACCGCATCAGAGGCGGTTACTGATACTTCTTTTCTGGTCGCTCTCGGCATATCAATAACCCCCCTTCAATCAGTAAAGTCCGCCGGAATAGCCTACGTTGTCGATGATTGCGTTGAACGCAGGTGCACGCATTATGGGCATTCCGTACATGGCAATTACGCCGCGGTGAGAAAGGCTCGAATCAGTCTTGAGTTCAAATGCACTGATAGGCATGAGCTGGGCAAATGACAGTACCGGTTTGAGTTCCTGAGTGTAGTCTGACAGAAGAATGATTGACGCAGTGCCCGGAAGGTCTTCGTTCAGGTCTGTATAAACCGTGTCTCCTTCAGCGGCAGCCTTGATGCGAACCATTTCCATGAGTTCCGTGCCGTCCGCCTTTGAGCGTGTGATTACATAGCCTGTAGTAACCGGTCCGTCGGAAGCCGGAGTAATCGTAAGGGTAACTTTTGCACCCGATGCAACAGTAACCGACGCTTCCGCCGCTTTTTCCGCAGAAATTCCGAATGAGTTCACCGCATGAACCGCATACAGATAATCTCCTGCATCGGAAGCACCGAATTTCGATGCGGAATCAGTTCCTGCAGCCGCCGTAAATGAAGTGGGAGCGTGGGGTCGGAGTTCCTGATTGCCTGAAGCAGCAACCCTGCCCTTTACCTTGAACATCTTGTCTGCACCGGCATCGCCCTTGATTGAAAGTACTGAACCGATTGCAGTCGTGATGTCAGGAAGTGCAGTGAGTGAAGTGTGGGTGTCTCCGGTAAGATAGCGAAGTTTGTCGCTGTACAGTTTTTTGAACTGCTGGGCGATGATCGGAGGATAGTATACTTTGTTCAGGTCGCCGCCCTTGTTGTATACTTTCGTTGCGATCTCATCGAACAGTTCTTCACCTGCGCTGATTTCGTCATTCTTTTCGCCGATTTCCAGTCCGCGGATATCCACTCTTGTTGAGCGGAGTTTTTCCTTTACGTCCGTGTCGGTTGCAGAATCCCGGATCATCTTCACAAGTCCGTCGAATGCCTTCGGATTTACCGAAGAATCACCGTGGAACAGTGCCCGTTCTACCTGACGCGTAATCCGCGTAACGCCTGCAACTTTCTCGCTGTTGAGTGCTTCGTTTCCGGCATCAGTCATTGCCATCTGGTGGGTAACGGCATATTTCGTTGAAATATACTTCGTTTCGGCGAATTTACGCTGAATTTCCTGACCGCTTTCTGAAGCGCGTTCGCCCTCTCCGATGAAACCGAATTCGTCATCTCCTACGTCAGTGCGGATATTGTACTGATGTACCGTTGAACCGATTTTTTCCTTGTTCAGGCGGTAGAAAAGTTTACAGTCATTCTGGGAAACGTCCAGAATGTTAGTAAGCGTTGCTTCAAGGTCTTCACGCTGCAGTGCACGTCCGCCCTCGTACTGTGCCGCGTCTACTCCGTTCCCCGCAGAAAGAGCCTTTTCAAGTTCATTGTCCGCAGTGGAAGTTCCCGCAAATTCATCGTCAAAAATGCTTGCCATATTTGAATCTCTCCTTTAGTTATTTTCCGTATTTGTGAACGATTTCACAAATTTCATTCCATTCAGATTTACTGATTGTTCCGCCTGCCATTTTTCTCTGGAACGCCGAATTCAGACGCTGCGACTTCTGAATGTCTGCAATCGTCTTTCCGGATTCCCTGAATGATTTTTCAAGCGAACTTTTGAAAAGGTCAAAATCCCCCTGAGAAATCCGTCCGGGAACGGCAGCCGCTCCGACTGACTTCTGCATTACCGTTGCACGTGCTTCAGGCGTTGCCCCGATCTGCGCGATTGCACTGGCACATTCGGTAACGGATTTGCGAAGTTCTTCAAGTTCTTCGCCCTGTGATCTGATGATGTCCTTCTGCGATTCAATTTCGTCCCTTAACGACTTGATTACATCGGAAGCATCAACCCATTCCCCGTCAGAATCAGAAGAACCGAGGTCGAAGTTATATGACTTCTTTACGTCTTCGTCTTCGTCATCTTCTTCGTCTTCGTCCTTTACGCCTTTTTTCTTCACGTCTTCGTCTTCTTCGTCCACTTCGTCCGCATCATCTTCTTCGTCAAAGAGCAGGATATCTTTGCCGTCGTCTGATGATTCGTCCGGATTCTTTTTTTCTACACTGCTTTTCTTACAGTCGTTCGACTTGTTAAGTATTGTAGAAATTGAGTTAAAAAAGCCTTTAGCCATTTTTTTCTCTCCTTCGTCTATAATTTCACGCGCCGCCGCCCGTGCTTTCGATTCCGAAAATCCGTTCATCTGAAGCAGTTCAACAAGTTTTTCCTCGCTGTCTGCTCCGCCTGATGCCATTTCGTTGATTGCCGCCTGAATTATCATTTCGTCTTCGTCTGATTTTTCAACAGCCGGCACGTCAAGAATGTCCGTAATTCCTTCTTCCTTTTCTTCCGCCTGCAATGCCCTTCCTCCGCTATAGACGGCAGAATCCGTTCCGCTGCCGCCGCTTAATGCCTTGACGAAATCTACGTTCGTCATTGATTTAATCGAAAATTTCGCGCTTCCTACAGTCCAGTTGACCGGCGAACACGTAAGCGCAAGGTCGTTCCACATGAATGAAGTAACCGTTTCCGTGCCGTCCGCATTCCTGCGGATTTTCGGCATTATTCCGCCGACGGAAGCATGTACCCTCGAACTGTTCGCCTTCAGCAGGTTGATGTATTCCTTCGCGTATTTATTGTTTCCGTAAAGTTTTCCCTTTACGAAAGTTTTCCGTCCGTCCGTCCAGACCTTGATCGGCTCTCCGATAATCTTATCCTTATGTGTTTCTACGTTGCCGTTTTCGTCCCTTGTCTTGTGCTGGTGGTCGTCAGAGATTACGCCGTTGGTAAGGAAGTATTCCTGCGAACCCAGAAGCGCATTCTGCTGTACGTACTGATTCTGGAGGTCAAGGTTTTCGTTGCTCGCCTCCACCTCAAAAATGTAATTGCCGTCGGCATCTGTCTGCCCCGGATTAGCCTTGTTGATTGCTATCTGCAGGGAAACATCTGAAACATCATCACTGCAATACACCATTTTTTTCTCCGTCCGTAAAAAAAATAAAACAAAAAAAGGGCAGCCGTTCCGCAATGGAATGACTGCCCTTTTCAGACAAATCACAGAAGAATATTTATATTCTGATTATATGAATTAACCTGTTTATTGTCAATTACAAATAATTTTCCCCCGCCGTCATATGACATACAGAGATTTTTTAAGGTTTTTCCCGCTTTCTTCCGGAACGTCTCCGCCCTCCGGATTATCTTCTACGCCCGGTTCTCCTTCACCGTTTTCCCCGTCATTGCCCTGATAATCTCCCCAGTCTTCTTCTCCGCCGTTTTCGTCTCCGCCTCCGGCATCGTCCTGCGACTTTGACGCCTGATATAACTGTACTGCCTGAGGGTTGAGCGGAATGTCCGCCCATTCCGCATCAAGTTTATCAAGTCCCATTGCAAGGCGCGCTTCGTTCAGCGTCTGCACGCTTTCAACCTTCGTTTTAATGAAGTCCGCTTCCGCCTTGGGGTCGGTGAGTTCGTATCCGACGAATTCAAACCTGTATTCCGGGTCGATTTTCTTCACGATCTTGTTGATGTACGATTCAAGGAATGACAGTATGTCGCCGAGAATGAGGCTCTTGCTTGCGGAAATCCTGTCCTTTCCGCCGTTCTCAAACATCGCCTGTGACTTCTGGGATTGCAGTCCGAGTTCGTCCATCGAACAGCCGAACATAGCAACTACTCCGGAAGTAAGGTAATCAAGCCACGCCTGAAATTCCATTTCCCGGTTCTTTCCGTTGATTTCCTTCCACTCAATCGTATTGTCCTTTCCGCCGCTGGGAATTACCGGAATGCGCCACTGATTCGCCGGACCGCCTGACATGATCTGCGCAATGTAATCCGTCATCGTATCGATTTCGTCTTCGTCCGCATCGCCGTTGACAAGAAGCATTCCTTTCGGTGCCTTGTTTTCCGTAAAATTTCCCATGTTGTACGAAAAGGCATGAATTACGCTCGTAATGAGGTCAACCGCCTGTTCCACGTACGAATATCCGTACATGGAATGATATATGTCCGTCCGCGGATTCTCGAAGTCAAAGAGCATGCTTTCCGAAGTATATGCAGCCGCCGGAGCACCCTCGATTATCTGAAGGTACTTGTAGTTTTCCGGATTAACGTTGTCCGCCTTTTCGGCTTCGGTAAGCGGCATTACTCGCTCAATCGTTCCTGCGTCCACCGCAAAAAATGCGCATAACTGATTCATCTTGTTGTACTGAAGTTCCGTTGCTATCTGGTCAAGCGTCAGCAAGTCCCGGAGCAGTTTGTTGCAGAATTTGACGAAATCATCCCTGTCTGCATCTTCATAATTCCCGGTATTCATGAGAAAATCCCGGATTTCTTCCGCCTTTTTATCCCTCGCACTTTTTTTTCTGGACATATCAACGTCCATTTTTTCAATCACGAAGCCCCGCGAATTTCTGTCCGTTGCCGGCTTGAAGAAAGGACGCGTCTTCTTCTGGATATGATTGATGCACGTATTTATGACCCAGGCTTTCTGGGCAATCGCCCGGAGCACCCTGCACGATACGCCGCCATACTGACTCCGTGATACGGTGCGAAGTTTGCCGAACGCATTGTCAGACAGCGAAAAGGGATCCACGAATGAAGATGCCGCATCATACATTTTTCCCCTGTCCTGCCAGAACAGTCCGTCCGTAGTAGGGTGCTGGTTATACGCTTCCCTTTTCCTGATCTCTTTCTTTACGTCAATTTCTTCAGGTTTCCCTGCCATTTATTTTCCCCCAAAAAAAAGACAGCCACCCCGTAAACGGAAATGACTGTCCTGAGCAAACAAATCTGCCTTGAATTATAATGCAGTTTTTCCGTTTAGTCTAATACGTAACCTTAATCTGTGCACGTTCAAACGCTTCAAGAATCTGCGAAACGATGTCCTTTATCCGTTCGTCCATCGATTCCTTTTCTCCCGGAGATGTCCTTATTTCGTTCAGACGCTGGGCAAGAACTTTTGACTCTTTCGGATCCAGAAGTTCCAGACCCGCCTTTATGATCGTAAGGTCTCTCGCCGAGTCCCTCGTCCCCTTTGTCTGAAGGTAATCCATGGCATATTTTCCGTTGTCATTAAGTTTAACGTCCGGATTCGTCGTGTATGACTTGCCTTTTGACGCTGCTGCCGGAACTTCCTTGCCGTATTTGGTGTCGATTCCTGCGAGCCCCTTGAGATAATCCCTGAATGCACCCTCTCCGAGAATGCTCGTGTTTGACTTTATGTCGTTGAGGTAATTGACCATGTTTTTCTGGTCGGTGTTGTACTCAGCATTAGCCATTACGGATTTTATGTCTTCTTCAGTAACCGTCTTCCCGGACATCTGCATCTTGTACAGTTGCATCGCACCGGTGTAATTGAGCCCCGTAAGCTGTTTCCAGGCAAGGACGTTTTCCGTTACGTCATCGCCGTACTGCGCCCTGAACCTGTTGCCGATTGCCCTGAACGACCTGCTGTTGAACCCCTTCTCCATTAGGGCAAAGGTATTCAGTGCATCTTCGCCCTGAATGTATTCTGCACCTGATTTGCCGTCATTAAGTCCGCGGAGGCTCTGATACGCCATTAGCCGGGACGTGCTGTCAAGGGACGTTGCACTCCTTAACCCCTGATTCATCTGGTTCAGCCTCTGGAATCCGTACTGTCCCTGCCATGCCGGATTGTTGTCGGAAAGTTTCGCGAACATAACCATTGTCTTTGAAACGTCTTCGGTAGACTGAACGAATCCGTTTGCTATTCCGTCTTCCACCGCCGACTGAAGTCCGTTGAGGAATTCACTGAACTGTCCCTTTTCAAGACCGCTCGAAAGGCTCGCCCCGAAAGCATAGTTCATTCCTGCAACGGCACGTTCTTCATTCCTGCCAAGGCGTACCTGAGTTCCGAGAAAATCAGTTGCGTCTGCGCCGGTATATGACTGCGCAAGCGCGGAAGCACGTGCAAGGTTTCCGGCAGACCTGTAGTTGCTTACGCCGTATCTCGAAAGCGAATTCGCAATGCCCTGAAATTCGTCGAGTTCCATGCCGGTATTGTTCGCCGAACGGTTGAAATATGACTGCATTTCCAGCGCAAGTTTTGCATTCTGAACTGCATTGTTCTTCGTAATGCCCCTGCCGAACATGGAAAGGCTTTCTTCGTTGATTTTCAGGCGGCTTTCGTACGTGTCCGAATGAAGTTTCTGCTCTTCGATTTTTGTATTCTTGTTTTCGTTGAGTCCCTTGACCAGCGTGTCAACCGCCGATTTCAGCGTGCCTCCGAGTGCAGCACCTGCCATGGGTGCTCCGAATATCGTTCCGACGATTCCTCCGACCAGAGGAAGTGCGCTTGTTGCCGACGTAATGGCATTCGCCTTCCGGTTATTCTCCGCAATATGCGTTCCGAATGCGTCGCCCTTCCATTCCGCCATTCTGACGCGCGTATAACCTGTATCGTTCGCGATTATTCCGCTTCCTATTCCGATGGCTGCCGCCACCGTTGCCGCCTTTATCTTATCGTTTACGCCGTCATTCCGACCTGCACTGCCGTTTCCGGCATCGTTTTTTTTTGCCGCTGAAGAAGCCGGACTTCCCTGCCCGCGCGTAAAATGCGTTACGAGTGCTTTCAGTTCCGCAAGCATTTCCTTGTTGAGGTCAAGGAGGTTGTCTGCAAGGAAAGCATTGTTTCCAGCCGGTTCAGCACCTTTCAGCGCATCGCCGTTCTGCCCTGAAGGCATATTCGGCACGGCATAGGGAGAAGGAGATCCTGCACCGGTGATGCAGTCCATCTCATTTTTCGCCTGCCTTGTCTTGGTTATGAGGTCGGAATTGTCTGCCGTCATTACGACGTTTACGCCGATTGTGTTAGCCATGTTCAGAACCTCCCTCTGGCAATATCTTCTTCCGTGTATCCCGCAGCACGAAGTTCATTCCTGGATACGCGGCTCTTTTCCTTTTCCTGAATTTTCTGGTATCCGGCACGTGCAGAATCAATCGAAAAATTCATCGAGAAATCATACACGATGTCCGCCCAGTCGTCGTCCTGATAATCACCTTTGACCGGACAAGCCGTCAAAGACACCTGCGCCAGAAGAATCCTTATCGTCTGTACCGGGATTCTGTCCGTTACCTTCTTTTCCGTCCTGCTTCGGTTCAAGCATTTCCTGCACCTTAAACTGAAAGGATAACGCTTTCGCGTATACCTCCTGAAGAAAATTCTGACTCGGAATTTCTTCAAACGAAAAATCCTGAACTTCCTTTTTCGCATTTTCAAACCATGCCGGTCCGCTCACTACTACGATGTCAAGATATGCAATCTGCTGTATCAGTCCGTAAGCACCTGCACTGAATGATTCGACCGGAAGTCCCTTGAGGCGCATCGCCGTCAGGCGTGATATTGCTTCAAGGTCTTTCAGGCGCGGAAATTTAACTTCAAAGACACCCCGTGAAGTCTCGATTTTTTCCGTGGCATCTTTTCCAAGAACGATTGAATTGAACAGATCCGTCCTCTGTCCTTCCGTAAGGTTTTCCGTGTCAGTTTTCGGCAGTTCCCTGATTTCCATATTTTTTCTCCTTTCATACGAAATCTTTATGATTTTTTTTCTAACTTACTATTCGACCTTGAAGTCGTCTCCGATTTCCATGTCGATTGCTGCAACCGAAACATTCGCCTTCGTGTACGTTCCGCCCTGCACCGCAAGGGAAAATGACGTTGCAATTACGCCGTCAAGGGTCGCAACCACCACGTTATTGTTCGTGTCGAAAAGGTAAAGATGCTTGAATTTGCTCATCACCTTTCCCTGCGTATAATCCGCGGTCGACGGATTGAACGATGCAAGCGAAACAGTTCCGCCGCCGTTCAGCTGAATTCCGCCTTCAAAAACGTCCTTGACCGCAAGGAATCCCGACAGCTGTCCGCTGCATGAAATTGACTGAGGGTCAATCGATGCCGCAAACAGTGAATTTATGCACCGCGCTTCCTGAGTCTGAATGTTCTTCGTAAAGTTCGCCGAATCAACGAATCCCACGGTCTGCGCCGATGATGCCGAATCCCCGACCCGTACTTCAGTGCGGAATCCGATGGAAAATACGTTTGAACCTACGTTATTTTCGTAAACTTCCATAATTTTTCCCTCCTAGGTTAAATTTCGCTTGAACTTGTGTATACGTAGTTCGTAGCCGTAATGAACACGAAGTTGACCGGAGCAGTAAGGTAGCGGCTGTACTGAATGTAATTCTTGTCGCCTTTCTTCGATACCTTGATGTCCCAGACGTTGTTTCCGCTGTCATCGGGAATGATGTATCCGCTCGCTTCCCATTCCTTCGCCGCTTCAAGAAGCGTCTGCGTAATTACGGATACCGGCATATTTCCGGGCATTCCGATTCCGCTTGCATAGCGGCTGCGCAAATCACGATCCATGTACATTGCTTCACGCGTCATTGACCTTTCGTTTGCGATCAGGTCTTCCTTCTGGTAAGTCGTAAGCGCACGAATGCACACGAAATTCGTCTGGTCGTCCGGGCTGGGATTGCATACGACTGCTCCGCCCTTAATCAGGGTGTTCATGTTCGTAATCGTCCGCGTCTTGAGGAATCCCAGAACATTGAGCGTCTTGTTTGTCAGTGACATATTGACCGCCGCAGCACTTTCCATTCCTGCAAGCATTACCGCAAGGGTTGCCCCGTTTACCTTTTCGGTGTCTCCCGTCAGCGGATTCGTTGCATACGCGGAATCACCTACATAAGAACCGAGTTCCGTATTCAGTGCCTTTGCGTTCGCAAGGATAGTTTCATCTGATTCGTTCAGCGTTCCGCCTACCCAGAACGTGCGCTCCTTCCGGTTTACCGTGGAACTCATGTTCGTACAGTGCGTTGAAATGAGCGCGTGAATGTTTGAACTCGTTTCGGTCGTTGCAATTATCTGAATGTCTTTCGTCTCAAGTGCGGAAAGCGCATTTGCCCAGTCCGTGGAACTTGCCGATTTGGTCGTTGAACCGCCCGAAAAATACGTGTACGAAATGTTGTCGAGCGTCGAGCGTGAAGATGAGGAAAGCACTTCCACGGAATCAAAGAGTTCGATGTTTTCGAGTTCTTCAACGAATGCGGCAAAGTTGGAATAAAGTTTCACGGCTTCGCTGATACTCTTTCCGGAAACCGTATCGAGGTCGGTCGACTTTGCATCGCTGTCAGAATCGAGCATCGTTGCAACGAAATAATCCGTATCGTTGATTCGCGTTACGAGGTCGCTTACCGTAGGATATTCATCGAAGAGGAATTTTTCGGAGATTACTTCTTCGTCGACTGTCGCCGTCAGCGTAATGCTGTCCGAAGCAACCGACACGGAAGCACTTTCTCCGTCCGTTGCCATTACCTGCATTGATTCGCGGATAATGTTGTCAACTGTCGTCGTATCATCTTTGTATGACACGGTAAGTTTCTTTGAATTCGTCTGCGTGCCGGTGTCGATTTTAACCTTTATCTGGTTGACGTGGGCACCATAATCCGCAGAATAAATCTTGAGCACCGGCGTATCACCTGATTTAAGCGTCAGGGTTCCCTGAGTTCCCGGATTGACGCGCATCGCCATTACCGACTGCGGCACATATTCCTTCGACCCCTTGAATGCATATCCGACTGCCGTCAGGAGGTTTCCGTCCGTAAGGGATTCCTGCGCTTCCGCAAGGGAACCGAATTCAAGCAGTTCAAGAGGCTTCCCGCCGGTTGAAGTACCGAGAATGCATAGGTTTCCCGCAGAAACTCCGGACGGAGACGATACGTTGTTGCCCCGGCTGTATGCTCCCGGAACGTAATGTTCAGTCCGTTTTCCCGCAGATTCA